AAATCTGCTCTGCTTCCTGTTAGCTGTCCAGTGATGCCCACCGACTTTACGCTTGGGGCTTGGTGAGGAGAACAGTTGACGTCGAAGCTGATGCGACTCCAGCGAGAATCGTCTGATTTCGGTCTGAGATGTTTGAGCCATGGAGTTTCAATGATTAGTTTTTGTAGGAAGATTGACATATTATCCGCACGTTCCTTAGATGCGGATATAATCATTATTTTCTTTTCAGGGTCTTTGAACAGGGTCCATAAAACAAAAGCACCAGTAATCCAAGATTTACCAACACCTCTAAAGGCTTGGATCTGTAATCTTTTTGGTCCATGTTGTAAATAATCTGCTATGGAATATTGGGCTCTTGTAGGGGACGGAAGGTCTAACTCTTTCCACAAAGCTTGTAGGAAAAGTTTAAAGTCTTCTTTTAGGGCGGTTACAACATCGGTCATATGCCTTTAACTTTACGTGTTGGCCCACCACCATAACGTTTTTTATCACCAGTCATTTTTAAAAGTCTTTGATTAATAGATTCTTCAGTTTTGATTGGAACAATCTTATTAGCATTGGCGACTTTTAACAACTCTTTTTTTTTCTTCTTTTTTTTAGGTAATCTTGCCATGGTTATTTAGATTTTTTAGGTTTTTTGAGACTTTTAATACCGGCTTCAAGATTTTTCATATCTCTCTTTACGTCAGGGTTTTCAATGATTCTATCACCAAGAATATCACCAGATACTACATCTTTAATTTTACCTTTTTTCTTTACTACAGCTCTTTGTTCTAGATTTCTCTGAGCTAAACCAGCAGCACCTCTCATAGCTTCTCCACCACCAGCTTCATCTAAAAACATAAGTAATGTAGCAATTAATTCTTTAGTATTTTTAATATTAGCTATTTTAGCAATATGTTGCTCAGAAAAACCATGACGAGCATTCGGATCATAAGTTTTACCAGGTATTTCAGTAGGACCAAAACCTTCTACAAATTTTTCACCTTTTGGTTTACCTTGTATATCAGTAAAACCTTGTAATATACCATGACTACCCATTTCATCGCCAATATGAGTACTACTTTGTTGCCATAATAAATTTTTATCAATATTACCTATATAGTAATTTCTAGCAGCTAAAGCTTTTATCAATTGTTTTATTTGAGCTTTAGGTCTAGGCTGACCATTAGGTAAACGAGTCCAGGGTTCTATGACTTTTATAAGTAATATATGATGTTTATGGACATTTTTAGGGTCTACTACTTCTGATAAGGCATCTAATACAACTGGTTTTGATCTAAATGCTGGTCCCATTGTTTGTATTACTTCATTTTCAAGTCTACCAACTTGTGCTCGACTTTTTGTTACCTTAGTTAATGTTGGTAGAGTTTTTCGATCTCTAGCGTATTGAGTCACACCTTGCCATCTATGTTCTTCACCATCAATAAATATACCATCTCTAGCATATTGGCTTCGATCTATTTCACCAGCTCTATCAGGATCCCATTTAATTCGATTCATTTGCTCATCCCACCAAGTTTTTGCACCTAAACGAACTTGTTTTTTACCTTCTTTACCTTCTACATCATAACGTGTAGGAGCTTCTTGAGAAGGTGCTATAGGTTCTTTACTAGGTACTGGGGCTTCGATCTGAGATTTACTAATACTATTTCGATAGTCATGAGACATTTCAATAAGACCACCGTTAAAATTATCCGGCTCTCCATCATATATCATATGTTCAAAGTCACTCAGCAATTCTTGAGATCTTTCTGGATGTGAATCAGCAACATCTGCTATCATTCTTATATCACTTTCATCAAGAAATTCAGGTAATCTAGCAGGAGTTTCAGGGTTTAAGTTTTTCATAATATTATCAATATTACGTCCACCTCCCTTTAAACCTTGTTGCCAAGTTTCTTTTGTTAACTTTTGTCCACCTTCTCCAAGTAATCTTTTACCAATTTCCGGTGCGGCAGATCTAACTAATGTATCTAATACCATAGATTACCTCTTAATCAAACATTTCAGATAAGCGAGTGCCTAAAGGCATTCCCTTGTAACTCTTTTTCTTCTTCTTCTTATAAAGACTAGATCTATCTACAATACTACCATCCGCCATTTTAACTTTATCTTTAGGAATTTGGTTTATTTTTAACTTGACTTTCTTTTCTGTTTTTAATTGAGTCTTTTGTTTCTTATCTAACTTAGGAGCTGGACCTTTTGAGACAGGAGTTTTTTTCTTTTTATTCCTGTACTCAGGTGTTCTATCTGGATGATATTTCTTCTCCCAATCACCTAAAGTACCTTCTTTTCTAGCTTTTTTCCAAGCAGCATGTCTTGCAGCTTTTTCATTTAAACCTGCTTGTGTATGCCCACCATCTCTAAGTTTCTGTTGAATTCTAGAAGCTGCACTACCTTTTTTAGGTGTGTATTTAGCATTAGGATCTTTAGATTTTATTGTACGAGTATCAGAACCTTTTAAAGTTTTATCTTTAGTTTTATCTGATACTTTAACTCTTCTAACTTTACCATCTGGTCCTTTAACAAGTTTTGTATGTCCTGTGTCTTTATGATCAGTGACTTTAGTTTTATTATTAGACTTAGTAGTACGTGTAGCAGCATTTGCAGCACCACCACCTTTACTTTGATTTTTATTTTTAGCTATTAATTTAGATCTATTATCACCTGTTTTAGCAGTTGGGTTCCTAGAAGTAACTTTTCTCCAACTATCAGCAACTACAGAACCAAGAACATTAGTTTCTAATTTATGTTTTCTAGTCTGTCCAGTTTTCCTGCCGTTTTTATATTGAACCCATTTATTACCTTCTTTTTTCCAACCAGTACCTGTTAATTTATTCCAGGTTCCAGCAGTCTCAGTTTTAGCCATGATTAAGTGATGTGTAGTTTACGTCTATTTTTTCTAGCACGGTTCTTTGAGGCTGCTTCCCAACCGTGCTTACCAGGACCGTTCTTGTTATGAGAAGCATCTAAGCCATCTCCAACTCTACCCCCTGGTAATTTAGCAGCTAATCTATCTGCAGCTAGACGGATCTTCTTTCCGTTCCCCTGCATGTACGCTTTTTGTTGTGATTTATGGTTACCATTAGCGTACTTCGGTCCACTAAACCGTCTTTTGCCGGCCATACATCCTCCTAGTAACAAGTTCTCGATCTACTTTTGGCATTATCTTATTTAACTTGTCAAGTGGATTACCATCGTATGCTACACCGCTTATATCATTTGCTTTCAGCCAATCACAGGCTGCTTTTAAGTCCTGAGTTGTGGCCTCTTTACTTTTGATTCTAGATAAGAATTCATTAGTAACGAGACCATGTAACTCATTGAATTGTTTTTCTGTGGCTTTAGCCATTTAACTAAATAGTTTTTCTTTTACAATTTTCAATGCTTGATCATCTAGCTTATTGTCAGTTCTAGCTACATAAGCTTCTAATAGATCTACTACAAGCTTCTTAACAGAGTCAGACTTCAAGAAGGCGAATAGGATGGGTTTAATTACTAGGATCATTGTTTTAGAATGGATTGTACCAAGGCTTTTCCTTGGGAATTTCGGGTTTTTGAATTGATTTTAAATATGAAGCAATTGGTATTATATCAGCACATAGTGGATATAATTTAGACTTAGGATGAATCATAAAACCTTTAGCCTGTAAACTAGCACATTCTTTAGCACGTACTAATTCATAATCCAATCGCATTTTTTCTTCTTGTCTTTTTGCTATCCTACGACATTGTTCTAATCCTCTTTTATCTAAAGGGATCATAAAATTTAATTGCATACCCCAATTTTCAGCTACAGTATAGCTTTGTTGAGACATTACATCATCGTATGGTGTCGTATGATTACCCATATAAAATGGGCTAAATGTCATGGTACTACCATTACAACTTATGTTTGGCCCATATTGCTGTCTAGATGGAGCACCATTATTCTGGAATTGCACCGCTTGGTTTGTTACATTTCCCGTCGCAGCCGCCACAGGATTAGAAACATTATTTGTTTCATCTTCTGCTTTAACAGGAATTCCTATTGCGAGAAGACCGATAAGGAGGTAGTAGTAGCAGAAGTTTCGATAGTTCTTTCGATTTCCTGTACTTCTAATACTTGACTTGCGGCTCTTGTTACGACTTCTAAGGTGAAATCTGAACCTTGTGTAGTTAGGTTCCATACTGAATCTGAATCGGCTATACCGCCTGAAGAAGTTGAAGAATGAGTTACCCCATCTCCACTCCATTTGTTTAAAGCTGATCCATATGTTGTTATTGTTATTTCCTCCGTAATTTCTTGGGTGGTAGTGGTTGTCGAGTTCATGCTTCCTTGGGTGAAATTTGGAGTCACCAACTCTGCTCTTGCTACCGTGGGGGATAACAGTAGGAAGAGTAAAAGCCATTTTTTCATTCTTCCTTTTTTTTAGCCATTGGACAATTAACGGGAGTTCCTTTTCCACCTTTATTACCAGTGGTCAAGCCAAAAGTGGCAAGTGCTCCCGTAAATACGCTGGCAACGAAGGTGATATCTGAGTTACCTGATTTTTTAACCATAGGTATCTCAACATAATTCATGGTTATTATGAATCCAGACCAAACTACTACGCCAAGTCTAACAAATGTACCAAGAATTTGGATTTGGTGTTCTTGATCCTCAGCAGCATCTTTTAGCTTTCCAAGGATTCCTTTTTTTTCTTCCGGTTTTCCTTCCATTTATTAATCTTTCCTTGTAAGAATTTCTGTAGTTTCTTTTTAATTTGGTCAAAGAATGGGGTAGCAAGAGTTGTAGTAGCTACAGCAGCTACAGCTGCGTATGTAGCGGTAGTTACAACTTCTGCTGTAGGTAACGGCATCTGTATATCAATTACAGGAATCCGTAAACTAGGTGGAGCTGGTTGTTCTGTTGTTTCCTTTTCCTCTGCCTTAGTCTCTTTAGGAGCCTCTAGATCAGCTGGAGGGATCACCATAGGGCGATATGATGGAACACGAGCTGAAGGCTGCTTCAGGGGGATTCTAGGCAGGTCTAAGGGCGTTGGGAGATTAGGCGTTGGTATAGGAATTGACATTAAGCTGGTTTAATAGAAATTAAATGTGCTTTCCAAGCAGTTTTAACTGCATCAGTCCAAACAGTATTTGCTATACCTTTTACTTCAGCTGATTCAGAGGATAAATCTCTTTCTACTAAATTATCAGACCCATCTAATGTACCTGGATCTAATACTTTTCGATGATGTGAACGACTTAATTCTACACCATCTTCTTTGATAATTGTTGCTGTACTTATTTGTAATTGTTTAAATTCACCTACAACTTCAATAGAATCTTCTTCGGTTGTTTTTGTTAAAGCCATAATTAATTAAAAATTAAATCCTGTTGTATACCAACCACACCAATCTAATCTTTTACCATCAGTTTCAGAGTGAGTAAGATATGGAAAGTGCATTGTTGCAGCTGCATCATTAAAATGTACATTAGTAGCATCTGCTAAAGTAGATACATTTGTATATTTTATATAACCCCCTGCAGAAGCATTATTACTATTTGTATAAGGTAATCCAGATATAGCAAGTGTTGTACCACCGCTTCTACTACCAAATGTACAAACTGCGGCTACATAAATTAAATTACCAATTCGTACATATCTTCCAGTAGCCGTAGTCATAGCAGTACCAGAGCCATCATTTGGAGTCCAAGAACCTCTTTCATATTTAGTAAAAGTCATTCCTGTACCATCAGCACCAGTAAAAGTTAAACCATTACCAGAAGTTCCGAATGCTATATTTCCATTTGCTATACTAATTCCACTATCAGTAATTGAAACTCGCTCTGTAGAATTAGTTGCAAATTTAATTTCTCCACCACTACGATCATTAGTAATTAATAAATTTGCATTACTATTATCTACTTTTATACTCGAAGCATCAACTCTTGTTGCATCAGCAAATCTAAGTTCTTTTGTATGATTTGAAGTATTTCCTATTTGAACTTCACCTACAACAGTTAAGTCACTTTCATTAGTTGTATTACCACTAGAATCCAATGTTAAAGCGTCTGAGGATGCCGTTATATGGCGTATTGCGTTTGTTTTTAATCGGCTCATGGTTTTGGATTGTCTGATTTTACTTTGTCAATGGCTTCGACCCACTTGTTAGTGCCATTCTTTTTGTCCCAATAGAGTTGATCTAATTGTTCTTGAATTAGATCGTAAGCAGCAGCTCTATCTCTCTGGTATTTTTTGTTATTGTAAGCAGTCTTTAATTCATCAAGTTTAGTTGTAATTTGAGAGTCAGTGGGCTTTGTATCTCCATTAGCTATTAACCAATTTAAAGTGGAGTTATCAATAACTTGAAACTCAGCATTAGGAGCAAGAGCTTTGACAGCATCGTAAAAAGTTGGTTCCATCATGTTTCAATCTCCAATACTAAAATGCTTGATTTCGCACCCTGCACATTTATCTGACAATAATCTGTTGAATTGTTTTCCCTCTTACTTTTTAGCTTAATATCGACTGCACTAGTGCCTGGAGAAGAAAACTCTCTTGTAAAAGTTTCAGGACCACTCCAATAAGTTTCATATTGACCTGTTGAATTTCTACCACGATAAACAATTATCTCTCCTGCTTCAGTACTATCTACACACATATAAATTCGGAATTGTGCATAATAACTGTTATCATTAGCCAAGGTATAGACATTTGTATGAGATGTAACAAGTAATTTACTGCTTGCAGAAACAGGGGTATAAGAAAATGAACTGCCTGGAATATCTGTTTTTGAATAAGTACTGCTTATATTTGTTGTTGTATTAAATTCATGATAACCATATTTTAAAAGTTTTCGCCCAGTAGCAGCCCAAGTTAATGCACCCGATCCATTTGTTTGCAGAAACTGTGAAGCATCTCCATCATTTTGTGGAAGAGTAAGTTGTACGGCTGCATTACTTGTTGTTGAAGCTGGACCTTTAAGGGAAACAGTGCCTCCTCCTGTGTCAGCTGTTAATTTTAATGTACTCATTTGGGATATTTATCCTTAGTTTTTTTAATCGTTGCTTTCCAAGCATCTATACCGTTATGGTATATGTCGTCCAACTGATCGACCACAGAAGGGTATTCTTTAGCTCTATTATTACGAACAATATTTAATGCTTCTATTTTATCTGCATCTGAATTAACTGCAGATAGTTCAGAATCAGTAGGTTTTGTTATACCTGAAACATCCCAAACACTTATATAGTCTCCAGATGAATTTGCATCTATTCTAACTTTAGTAAAGTCTGATACTAATTCCTGTACTTCAGCTTCTGTCTTACCTTTATTACGAAGATACTGCTGACATTGTAATGCTTTATTTGCCATAATTATTCTCCCTTAAGATAAAACACACCAAAGGCACAGTTGTTAGCATTTACATCTCGGTTACTACCATGATCATGGTATCCTCTAACTGTAATAGTATCACTTGCATCTAAAGCACAAATACCTGCAGTTTTGATTTCAAAATCATTATCTCCAGTTCTTTCTTGATGGAATTTAATCATACTAGTTCCAATCTGACTATTACCGTTATATAAAGCTATATAACATACCTTTCCATTCCCTAAACCGTTAAATCTTAACATCGCATAATAAAAATATTTACCAGTAAAAGGTACAGTCCATTGACCATTAGATGTGTTATAATCACTTCCAGTATCCCAATATGTACCACCTGAATCGACATTAAAAACTATATCAGTCCATGTACCAGTTGAAATTGTTTGGTCTGAATTAAGACCAGCATGAAAAGAGGTGTATTCTGGTGAACCTACTCCACTTGCTAAATCAGCCGCTACTATTGAGCCATCTGGTAAACCACCAGCTGCTAATCCTGTGACGGTACCGTTCCCATTAATTGTTATTGTCATAATTTTAAACGATTGTCCAGTTTTCTCCAGAGCCGACTGTTACAGTGACGCCAGAATTGATTGTTATAGGACCAAATGATCCTGCATTCGTGTTATTTGTTAGTGTATAGTCAGCAGTTACTGTTTGACCGTTTTCCCAGAATACTTTATCAGAACCTCCACCAGTTGCACCAGCTGCAGCGGTTCCCCATGAAATATCTGTACCATCAGTTGTAAGTACTTGTCCGCTAGAACCTACAGCTAATACGGCTGGGTCCCCACTAGAATCTCCATAAATAATTTTACCTCTAGCAATTCCTGCCATCTTAGCAAGAGTTACTTGGTTATCAGCTATATGAGCTGTATCTATACTACCATCAACATAGTGTTCTGAGTTAATAGAATCATCAGCTATATTATCTCCGTCTACCGCATCAGCTGCTAAGTGAACGTGATCAATACTTCCATCAGTGTAATGTTCTGAATCAATAGCATTATCAACTATTTTTGCACCTGTAACTGTGTCGTCACCCGGTGTCGTTGAAACTGATGCTTCCCATTGAGATCCATCATATACATATAATGTATCATTGGTAGTATTATAATAAATATCACCATCATTATTATCTGAACCGGGTGCTGAACTAGCTACACGGTATCTAGCTTTAAAAGATTCTACAGTATCAGATAAAAGTTTTATATCTTCTGTAGTTGCAATTAATCTGTGATAAGTATATGTATGGCTTGATCCTGTTGATACTACTAAAAGACCAGATGAAGCTGGTAAGATATATGGATCTGCATTGTCCCCTACACCTCCTCTAAGAATAGAAGGGAATCCATTAATTGTTACATTATCAGAACCATTACCATCTGTTCTACAGTTAGTTGCAACACCACTACTATTAACAGAAATCTCTGTAGCATCAGCAATACTAACTATAACACCTGCAGCTGGTATAGTTGTTGGAAATACATCTTCAGTTGCAATTGCTTCAAATCCACCAAGTGGAGTTATAGCTGCTGAAACATAATCTACAACAGCTCCTGATGTAGGAAGATGTGAATCACTGTCAGAAATCGTTGTTTGTTCACAACCTACCTTACCAATAGTAATAGCATCATCTGCTATCTTAGCTGTAGTAACTTGAGCTGCACCTATATGTGCCGTATCAATAGACCCATCTACTAAGTGTTCTGAGTCAATAGCATCATCTGCAATCTTTGCTCCTGTTACAGCATCTGCATTAATCTTAGCTGTTGTAACTGCATTAGATCCTAAAGCTGTAGCATCTACAGACCCTGCAGCAAAGTGTGCGGCATCGATAGACCCATCAACATAATGTTCAGAATCTATAGCATCGTCAGCTATCTTTGCTCCATTTATTGCATCATTTGCTATCTTTGCAGTTGTAACATTTTCATCTGCTATTTTAGCAGTTGTTACTTGAGAAGCTCCGATATGACTTGTATCTATACTTCCATCTACTAACTCAGAAGAATCAACAGAATTAGCTGCCAGCATAGTAGCTGTAACTGTTGCTGTATCTCCTGTTGTTATTACCGTACCAGTTACATTAGGTAAGGTAATAGTACGATCAGCAGTAGGGTCAGTAACAGTAAGCGTTGTCTCATATCCATCGTCTGTTGCACCTTCAAATATAATCTTAGTATCCTCACCCAAGGTAAGGTCACCAGTCATAGTACCACCAGTAGATGAAAGCTTAGTTTCATCATACTCCATAGCCTTACGCATCAATTGCGTTTGGTTATTGTTAAGGTCTTCAGATGTAATGGATGAACCTGGTGCATAGGTAGCTCTTGGGGTAGGAGCTCCCATATCAGTCTCAGGTCTTATTATTATAGTACCACTAGATAAATCCGCTCCCCCAATATGTATAGTTTTAGCTGATGTATCTACTGTATATTCTCTAGGGGAGGCAGATTCGTTTATAGTAGAAGACGTAAAAGTTAATGCTACTGCATCTAATGTTACTGTTACTTCACTACCCTTGAATACATCAAAACTCCCAGAGTAGCTAAATGTATTCGCCACTCCTGTATTTTGGGAGTGTGTTTTTGTTACTTTTGTATGTGCCATTTAGTTCTGAGGGAATTGTTCTACTTTCTGTGTCGGGTAGTTTAAATCTAAAATTCCTTGTCTATTATCTCTAGTTCTAGTATCCAAACCATCTTTTTTCTTTTTCAACTTTTCAACCCATCTATATGCTGGATGATCAGGTTGTTGGATTTTAGCCCAAGCTCTAGCTCTAGCTTGATTCATTAAATTATCTATAAGTGTATTATGAGGATAATTATTTGGATCCATATCCCATTGACCTGGATTCCTAGAATCAGCTTGCATCTTTGCCATGGAGTTTTGAACATCCTTTCTTGAAGCAAGATAATCTAAAGCTTCTTCTACATTCTTAAACTTTTTAAACCCAACAGTGACAGGTACAGTACCTATAGCATTTTGGAAATGTGCTCTTACTTGATTATCTTTAACAAATGAATAACCACCATAAGAATATACTGTAGATTTAAGATCGTAGTTACTATCTAATAAAAGTTTTCTACCAGGTGATTTGCTTCTAATATCTAAACTAACAGGAGAAACTGCATTAAACGATCTGCCAACAATATTCCAATTATTAATTGGTTTACCATTTAACATATCACTTTTTTCTGGTAAAGAGCTTTCACCTGCTAAGAATTCAGATGCTTGGTTTCTATTTCTAATAGAACTCCACATATCAGAATTTAATTCTTTCATATGAGGATTAACCCATTTACCAAATTCATTCCTCATACCTGCTAAAGGTATACTATTATTTAATATATTAGCACCAGCTTTATCAAGAGCACCAGGTTTCATCTGTGCTATTTGCATCATCTGGTCTAATCCAGACATATATGTTTTACCAGTTAAACCTCTACCTATAACAAATGCTGCTGCTTGTAAACGTTTTTCAGCCCACTCACTACCCATAAGTTCCATGTTATCACCTATATCAGCAATAGCAGAGAAGATAGTATTATATGGTTCTAAGGAAGTATAATCAAAACCGACATCACCTATATATACATGATTAGGTTTCCAGCCTGCATTCATCCAAGTCTGTCTCAACTTCCTATCAGCAGGACCATTACCAGTCAATTGACCGCCCATGTACATACCAGCGAAGGTCATAACTGTTGCAGCACCAACTGCCTGTCTACCTGCAAATAAATTTCTAGCATTAGCTAAATCATTAGCATTCTCAATACCATACTTAAATAATGGTGTAAAATCATCACCAGTATGTCTTAAGATATCTATAGATTCTTTATGTAAAGCACCAAGTAATGGGGTATTCTTATATGTAAAGTTTAATCCATTAATACCTGTTCTAGCAAATAGATAGAAAGGTCTTACTAATGGTTTATCTTTTAATAAAGTATCTAGTTCTTTAGCAAAACCACCTAATTCAGTTGTAAGTGTAACTTCTTTAAATTGTTTTTCAAGCCATGAATCTTGTCCTATATCTATATTACCATCAGCATCTAAGAGATTCTTCATATGAATATCTTCAGCTTGCTTCATAAGATCTGGTGAAAATTCAACACCATCTCTACCAGCAACTTCTAAAGCTTGTCTCATACCAATCTCTTTAGATCTAGCTCTAGTTAATAACCATTTAAATGTTTCATCAGTAGCTGCTAAAGCACGTGGAGACCAACTAAGTAGTTTATTATTGTTAAGATTTCTTGCTATATTTGCTATACGAAAGGCAGCTTTATCACCAATATTACCATTTTTCTCTGTCCACTGTTCAAATAGATGCCAATTATTATCACCTCTTGACATTGGTTCAGAGTATCTAGTTCTAATATCAGCTATATCTGCATTGAATTTGGATTTTAGATGTTGTCTAAACACTTGCATAGCTTCAGGTATAAGTTCAAACATACCTTTTAACTTAGCAACAGACGCAGCTCTACTTGCTACATCACCAGTAAATGGTGCTCTTAAAGTAGCACCTGCAGCTTCATTGATAGCATTTAGATAAGAGTTAACAGTAGTACCCATAAGAGCTCTCATAGGAGTTTTAGGTCCACTAAGGATACTATTAACCATAACCCCTTGAAGTTCATGTATTAATGCACCTGTTTTAACTTTACCTTGGAACTCACCTCCACTAATCTTCTGCCTCATCCAAGCATCGAAATCCTTCCAGTTATGAATATCATTAGATACTTTAAATACATCTAATATACCTTCTGCTAAGTCGTCAGAATCACTATCTTCTAGCATCTGCATCATTAACCGTACACCATCCATATTTTCTTTCTGAAGTTCGCTGGCTCTTTTAGCTACAAGTCCGTCTATTTCTCTCACCATATCTGGAGTTAATTCTCCACCACTTGCTTGCATTTTTTTACGTGCAAGATCCCAAGTAAATTGAGTCTTCTTTACTTGTGTTAAACCAGTTACAAGATTATCTGCAATTCTTCTCATTGGTCCGCCAACAGCAAATATATCAGCTTTACCTAACATTTCACCAGCACCATTTGCTGTATCTCTAAGTTGCTTTAACAAAGACATATTTACAGCATCTTGTACTTGTAAATTTTTCACTACGAAACCTTTAACATCATCTAATACTTCCCCTGGTTTAATAGGAGTATCAGTAAATGCTTTACCCCAAAACTCTTCTGGAGATAAACTAGCAGCATCTCTACCTAGAATTTGTTGAACACGTTTTAATGTATTGCTACCATATTCACCTAATGTACGTTGTAATGGGTTCAATTCATTTAACTGTGCTTTAAGATTTGGATTATTCCAATACTCATCAACTTTTCCAGAAAGCCATGGATCAGGGATTCCACCTTTACTAAATTCAGCTTGCTCGAGTGGTGTTAATAATGCGTCTGTACTTCCACCTTCCCATCCAATAGCACTATCTATTTCATCTAATTGATTATTAATTTCTAAAACATCAGCTCTAGCTGGAGCTATACCTTGACCAGTTTGGGTAGGTATATTTTTATAATCTCCATAAGTTGAACCAACACTAGCATCAGACCAAGGATCTTTAACCCATGGGCTAGATGGACCTTCTTCTGCCATACGTTGTTGAGATCTACCAGCTGTTATTTTATCACTTAATTGTTGTTTTCTAACCTTTAACCAATGTTCAGTATTTTTTAATGGAGTTGTTACGTGCCTTGACCAAGGTTTTACACTGGTATCAAATGAACTTAATAGCTCTCCACTAAATCTAAGAGCATGTGGTACACCATGCCTTAATCCTTTGAAACCACCAAACAGTACCATTTGTGTAGCACCATCATATACAACTTCATCTCCTACATGAGCGAGTTGTCTACCAAGAGGGGTTTCTATGAAATGAGACATTTGCATTCCAAACATACGGGCTTCAGGATGAGCTTCAGCATACCGTTTTAACATGGTATTCTCATCATACATATTACCCATACCTTTTTCTGAAAGGTCTCGGAATAAAGCTAATGGTACAGTTTCTACACCTACAGCTGCACTAGTAGTTAATGCGACTGCACCAACTTTACCAGCGAGTGACGTAGCTCCTAATGTTGAAGCACCTAGAGATGTACCTCCAGTGGCTACAGCTGCAGTTGCAATTGGAAGACCATAGTATGTCATCTCATACATCATCTTATCACTCCAAACTCTATTGTTTGGATGATTCAGAGCGTACCCAAGAGACATCTCATTTTCATGGTTATATATGAAGTCATCGGCTTTTGCATCATGTGCGGCAAACACATCTCCATCAAACCATGTATCTTCATCTCCATCAGTTTTAGCAGCAGCTAATCCTGCAAATAGTTTTTCAGGTGCTGATAATGCAACTGTAGATAAATCAAATACTGCTCCAGCTTGAGCTTGTCTAGAACTTTCACCCTCTTCTTTCATTAGATTATCTGGACCTAACGCTTGTAAACGTCTGGTACCAGTAAATCTAGCCATGTTAGTATCCAGTGTACCCCATCTACCAGGGTTTTCTTCTATACCTGGAAGTATACCAAGGTTACCTTTATATAACCAATGACGGAAAAAGGACTTACCTCGTCTAACTAAAGATTTGTTTTCTAATCCTCTAATCCATTTTTCTGTTAAAGCACGGTCTTCTTCTGGAGTTAAATTAGATCTACTCATATCATGCCAGTCCGAGATAGTAAACTCACCATCTTGGTTTCTGTCATATCTTACCAACATTTCAGGATCATTACGGATTGTATTGATAGCCCATAGTTGGTTCTCTAAATTTAAATCACCTCCATTTTCATCATACTTCTTCCAGAAATTATATTCTTTCTTTGGTAAATAACTCCAATTGAGATTTTGAGTTCTTCTAATTCCATCTGGTATAAGTTTACCTTCTCTATCTCTAATAAATTCAGTTGGTGTATAACCATACTGATCTGTATTTGCTAAAGTTTTCTGTAAAACAGGATTATATTCTTGCCCAACATATGAATCTTGCCACTCTTCACTACCAGCTTCTAAACCTGGCTGTTGGGTTTGCTGAGGTTGTTGGTTTATTCCTAATTGATCTGATACTTGTGTAGCTACTTGATTAGCAACTTCTGTTATTTGATCAGGTTGCTGAGTTTGCTGAGGTTGGGTAGGTTGTTGTGATTGTTCTTCCGCTTCTACTTGTGCAGGTGTTCTCCAATCTTGTTCAGGATATGCTTGTTGTATTTGTTCAACATGATTTTCATATCCTTCTATCTGTTGGGTAGTATCTGTATTCCCTGTTTGATCAGGGTTAAAAGTTAATTCATCCATCACTGACTACCTCTAAGATATGGTACAAGGTTTTCATTTTTATCCCACACTGAAGTACCATTATTATTATACATATCTTTTGCTGTATTCAATATATAATAGTTATTATTTTTTGATGGATATTTCATTGCATTAGCTATACGACGGCGTTGAATTTCCAACCCTAATGGATCTGGTAATGTATTACCTTGATTATCTTTAGCAGTAATAAATTGGTGAGCGGGATTAACAGGGTTTAAACCTTCATGTCCAGCAGCTTTTAGTTGGGCATCGACTAAACCCCACCAACCACCTTCTCTTGCATTACGTCCACGTGCTATGCCTTTATAATATTGTAAAGCACCTTGATCCATATATAATCCTCTGTCACCATACTTATCTATGTTATTTTTAATAGTTGTAATTTGACGATGACCATAATCACCACCTATTACTTTCTTAGTAACACTAGATGAATCGTTTAATATTTCATCTTTAGCCATTTTGATTTGACCGACTCGTAGATATCCAGGTTTAAGGGATTGTTCAATAGATTGTCCAGTAATAACATACTTACTACCTTCACCATTTTTTTGAATTTCAGTTAAGACACCCATTGAATTTGGAATAGGTTTACCATCTTGAGTTTCTACTGAATCAGCATGTAAAGCTAAGTGACTTGCCATTTCTGGTTCATATCCCATACCAACATACATATTAAATTTCTTAGCATAGTCAGCTTTAGCATTAGCCATAGCTTCTATATAGGCAGGGCTTTTTTCATTACCTTTAATACCCATATTTGTAAAGGCTGTATCAAGATGAGCTTTAATTTTCTTTTCAGCATCAAATTCTTTAAGAGATGCTTTCTCTAATTTACTTGCTTTTTCTCTATGTTCTAATGCAGCTTTTGGATGAAATGAATCTAATTGTTCATTAGTTATATATCCATTCTGACTTGCCATTAAAGCTTCAATTGCCTCTTTATCTTCTCTTTCATCTCTATCACTAAGAGTCTCGTAATTAGTTACACTAGCTGGTATAGGTAATCCAGCTTGTCCAAACTTACGTTTCCATTCGTTAACTTCTGTTTCAGATAAAGGACGTTTTCTAGCCTCTTCTATAAATTCAGCTTGTAACTTTACACCATCAGCTTTTTGATATTTTAATTCAGCATCAGTAGCTGCTACATAACCTTTTTTAATACTAGACTTCAAAGCTGCAAAACGTTGAGGCCATTGTTGAGCATATGTAGTACCTGGTTTAGCACCTATTTTTTGGGCAAGAGCTGGAGGAATTTCTAAACTACCAATTTTATCAGCATAAGTAGGGTCAGACAAAGCTATACCTTCTTGTGTTAAATGAGCCATAACTTGATCCCATCCACCAGCATTACCTAATATTTGGTTAGATTCATTAACTGTAGCAGAATTTTTCAGAAGCAACCGATATAGATCATCACCTGTTCTAGCAGAATGAGACCAATCTAAACTAGCTTGAGCTCTAGTTTGCATTGAAGCATCAATATTATATCTTTCTCTATACTTCTCTAAAAGACCCTCTTTAGCTTTGGTTATTGAATCACTAGTACCAGCGAGCTTATGCATCTCTGGGGTATATCTATTCATACCAGCTTGCTCTCTAAGGAATTCAGTTCCTACTTCGATAGCAGCTTCTTTGAATGGTAGACCATTTATATTATGGTCCCTCATTTCTTTTGGTGTAAATGTTATTCCTTGGATAGTAATAGCTTGCTCACTGTTTTGCATCCAGTGTGTAAGCTGATCATCAAAGCTTTCATTAAATACACGGATCTTTTCTCTAGCATACCCAACCTGACCCCATCTAGATAATTTAGCAAGTCTATCAGCTTCAGGGTAACCATCAGGTCCAGCTAGTTTAAGTTGTTCAGCTTTTAATTCATGGAATCTAGTATCTTCAGCTTTAACAGTTTTAAGCTCTTCAGATATTTCTATTAATCTTTGAGCATTTTCTGTCCTTTCTCTTCTAGCTTCCTGTTTACCACGTTCTAATTTCTTTTCAATATCTTTTTTACGCCACTCTTTTAATTGAGTAGAAAATTCACTTAATCCATCTGCTACTTTTCTAGCATGATCTATATGCCAATTACCTTCAGATATAGCAGCTTGTGTTTCATACTGATTAGCTGCAGCGGTATTAGAGGCAGAGGCTTGTTTCAGCCTCGCTATGTTTTCGTTATATGAGCTCATGGTTCTATCCTATTTCATAGTAAGAAGGATTAGAGCTATCCCAAGCCCACGTATTTGGTTTGAAAGCTTCAGGATTTACTGCATCCTTAGCACTAAACGCACCAGCGTCAGCAAATCCTCCAATAATACTTCCACCTATACTCATAAACATACCAGCTCTACTAGGAGCTGCCTCCATCTGAGGTGGTGGGGGTGCATGACCATGTATTGGTGAGAATCTTATTTTATCATAAGCCTCGGCTCGTTTGATTGAAGCTTCATTCCAAGCAATATCTTTATCAAGAAATGCTGATTCTTCAGCAAACATCATTTCATGTAATGTTTTAGATTTTTCATAACCCATTTCTTTAACAGACTTAGCAGCTAATCGTGCAGCTGTATTACCTGTCATAGTACCAGCATAATCATTCTGATACATTTTACGTATGGCATTCTCCATCTTATAAGAACCTTGTGCAAAGATCTTATCAAGCTCCCGATCAGTTTGTGTCCACTGATCTATCATTGCCATATAAAATTGATCCTGTTGTATATCCTGTATCTGTACATCATTCTTCCATTTAGCATTATTTAACGTAGTTCGTGTTAAATAATCTACATTATTCCTTTCGTGGTTTTTTAGTTTAGCTCTGTTTTTAGCAGATGTGGCTTGTTCAGCTCCGGCTTGTTGGCCTACTGCTGATATTATCCCCATTCCTGCTGAAGCTATCGCTGTTGGTTCGCACACGGCAAAATTCTATAAAGGTTATATTGTTGGGACCATGCTTAAGCTCCCTTAAGAACTTAAATCCCAGAAACTTTAGAAGTTTTAGATGAGCGGTATTCCGTTTATCTACAATGTTCCAAAGGAGTTTCTCTTCTCTACTTTCAATCCATCTCTTAGCTTCTCTAGCAAAGAGCATTGGTTTATCATGGATGACTGGTGTACATAACATCCATATTTTACCATCAGGTTCAACTCCAGCCAGTCCGGCAATCCTGCCGTCTGGATGAGTGAAGTAAACAGTTTCCCCTTGAAAAGCAGTTAATGGTATAAAGAGAAGTGGAAAGTGACCGTGGCCCTCAAACACTTCTCTATAATCATCATCACGAAGATTAGAAGCTACCTCTACAGCAGCTTCCATTGTAATTGGGTGGGTGTATTTAGACACGGGCGTAATATCTAGTTGAGTAATCTCCTTCCCAATTCATAGAAAAAATGGTAGCAGGAGATGGGTGATTTGATTTAATTTGTACTGTTAAATTTGTGTTTCTATCATAGACTGGTATAGTATGTAAGTATGTATCTGCTATTGCAGGTGTACTGGCTAAAATATTATCCCATTCTAATGATTCAACTGTATATGTATAATCTGTTCTACCCTTACGTTTTAATGTAACATCTATTACACCTACATCTCCAAAGTCAAAGTTCATTCTATGTATAACTAAAGATCCACGAGTTTCAGAAGCTATAGAATTTCCCTCTGGTCTAGTCATATAAATCTTAGGTAGCTCTACTTCAAACTCATACTCATATCCAATCACTACATCTGTATTTACAGAAGACCCATCTTTTAAAGAAGTCTTCCAATTTCCAGGTAATGTGATTGTTTGGTTAGGAGCTGTACCTGAAATAGCAGATGCTGGTATATCATAACTTCTACCTCTAGCATCACTATCTGTAATAGTATAAGCTGTAAGAGTACGAGAACTGTAATACCCAGCTCCTAGTGTAAAGGTAGTTACATCAGTGGCTCCATTATATGTAAGATCTCCTGATGCAAATGTTTTCTTAGTATCTAAAAATATTCTATTTTGATCTGGTGAATCACCAATTAATAAAGTATCACTTTTTAATTTTATATCAAATTTTTCTAGTGTATATGTACTGCCTGTATTTAGTATAGTATAATATACGTCATCCATAATAGTATGGAATACTACATTATTAGGTAATGTCCATCTAAACCATGCAGATTGAGATCTTCTACCTTCTGATTGATGCCATTTATAACCCCATACTTCATTAGATGCTGTATGTAATGTACTATCTATACCGAATAATACCATTTTATTTTCCGTAGAACCAGTCATCATACTGGTATTTTCAGGAAATAAATTATGTATTATTTTAGTTTGTTCTACAACTTCAGGTTCTTCTCTTTGAGACACAGCTGCCATTTCATAAAATCTAGAATGTTTAGCTTGTGAATTTAAGAATCCTATAGTAGTACCTAGTTCTATAGGCATAGTATCAGGGTTAAAACCGTAAGATGATAAATAACTAATCTTAGCAGTCTCAGGAGTCAAGAGAGCTTCAGCACCTGAACTTAATAGAAACTGTTCACTAGCACTAAAGATAACTAATCCACCAGCCTGTTCAACAGCATCATATAATTTAGTTGGGAATGTTGAGCTAGATTGTAAATCAATAGGATCTGCATTGGAAATTGCCATTGCAGTTTTTACCCAAAAATTATAGAAGTTATTTACTCTAGATAGAATTATATTTTCAGCACTTAATATGCAAATTCTATTCCTAAAGAATACCATCTTCTGTATTTGTTGCCCTATAAAAGAAGGTTTAGAGTTAGTAATATCATCACCACAGTCTCGTTTACCCCAATCAGGATAAGAAAATCTAAACGCTCCATTAGAATAAGTAGTAGATCCACCACCATTAATAGAGAATGTACCTGGAAGCACCCTGGTAAGGGCTAGAGGCATTGTTGTGTTATCTATTTCTATTTCTATACCAGGCTCTGCTACCTCTTCCCAGATGCCTTCTCCAAATCGAGCTGGTGTAAATGTACAAGTTTCACCTGCACTAATGGTACCCGAAGCTGAATCTGTAATCTCAAAAGTGTTAGCAGTTTTATTAGCTATAGTATAGAATCCATCAGTAGCAGCTCCACTTGTAAAGTCTACTATAACTTGATCACCATTTTCTAAACCATGTGAAGTTGCTGTAATAGTTACAGTATTACTTGATCTAGCATATGTACCTGACTGTGTTATATCTGCTTCTATTCCTTCTGCTTGGAATCGCAAGAAATAATCATCAACATCTTCATCACTATTTACTACACGTACTACATAACCATGTCTACATGAACTTGGTAAATCTGCAACATTATTAACTTCACTAGTTGTAATGTTCATTAATGTTTTTTCAGGAGATGTGACACCAAACTTATCTTTACTATATAAATGTAAACCATTTCCCACAATAGTACATGTAATACCAGTACCACTGATAGCATCTAAAGTTGTTTTTAAATCACCTAATATACCATCTGCTGACACATGCTCTTCCGCATTAGATGAGGTAGGATCAGGACGTACCATAGCTATGTTAGCTCTGGATGTAACTGTTACATGGTTCTTAATTGTTACTGTTGTAGTCAGTCCTTTTTGGGAGGTATGTTGATGTGTATCGTTTGTTGTCCAACCTTCACCACCAAATTGTAATTTACAATATGGGTTATAGGCATCATGATAGTTATCGTTATCATCATCGTCATCAGGTTGTGGTGTACAGCGAGTATCCATCTCATACCTTAGATTACTCTTACCACCTGAACTAGTGTTAGGAGGAGAGGTAGATCCGATTGCTGTGCCTGTATTTACTGTTACATATTCTCTACCCATACCTTTACAATCACCAGCACCTACGGTAGCTGAAGCTGTACTTGAACCATCAAGGGATACAACTTCATCTACTACAATACTTGTAGCACGTGGATATGAAAATGTTGTATTATTATCAGGAGAGTAAATATCTAATGCGTATTGTTTACCATAAGATATAGTATCTAATTCTATAAAAGCCTCATTTAATCTAGGAGGTGATTTATCTGCTGCGTCTGTTTTCATTGCAACAGTCTTACGTCTGTTAACAAAGAAGGTAGTTTCGTTAATTGTTAACGCCTGTATATCTGAAGACTTTTCATCTGATAAAGCTTGGTTATCTAAATATGTAGCTTTATTTGTACCAGCAATATTTGCATAATCCACGGGTATGATAGCACCATCACTACATCTCCATATAATAACTGCCCCATCTGCACCAACTTGTCCAATGTATTGTTCGTCATCTTTTGTATAAATGTTAAACCATTTTGTGTGGGATGCGGTGGATGGTGATATAGTACTAACTAAAGAACTTCCTGGTCGTTTATGTAATTGTTCAACTACATCAGGTACACCATTAACTAGGTCTACTACTTGTCCTGGGAATTTTTTTTCGTCAGGTTGTTGTGCAATTCCTAAAACATAATTAGGTACTTTCTGTGTGACACTTGCCATTATCTTCTAAGCATTTGATAAGGTTTGTAAGGTTGATAGGCTGATTCATCTGGCCATCCAAAGAATGAATGATCACCTTGATTGCACTCATATTCTAAACAGGCAGCTCTAGCTTGTAGCTCATAAGTAGCTAACATTTGTTGTAATTGTTGGTTAGATACTAATTGAACAGCAGCTCTACCGGATGCTTTATAAATTATATATCTTTGGAATACAGAAGGTATATCTTCAAATTCCAATAATCTTACTTTATTAACAAAGAAATGGTCATCATCTGGATATTCAAATGTATGGTTTACTCTATCATACATTTTCCAAATACCATCTGAATCTTTTTTTCTTACAAAATCACGGGTTCTATCCCACTCATCTGTATTATCTATACGAATAACATCTGATCCAATTATAATTTTATTATCTGATGTACTTACATTTTCTTTTATATGATATTCAAGATTAAAAGTCCAACCCTCATTCTGGACATCTTGGTTTACTTCTTTTAATATATTATATATAAAAGATATTTCAGGGTTATTAAAATCTATACCAGAGATGGGGGATTGACCAATACTACCAAGAATTGCATTCACTGCGGATAGTTCGGTATCGATGGTTACAGTCGTGGTAGTCATAGTTAAAAATTTGAATAAAAAAAGGGAGCCCGAAGACTCCCCTATGAATTAGTTATATTGTGCAGTAACTACAGCACATGTGTCAACTGTACCTGAGCTGCCAACTGTGGCATATGCTAGGCGTAAGTTTTTAGTTGTGGAGGCAACCGCTGAAGGGGTGCCTGATCCACTTGTATCAGAAGGAGAGATACGGGTCTCTGTACCTTGACAGGAACCGTACTCACCAACTGCTGTTGGATTAGCCATAATATTTTATTGTTAAGAAACGGTACCTATGTTTCCAGGACTTAGGTGTTGTCTCCCATACTCTAAGGGAGTTGGAGGGTCTTTGGTAATAACCTTATCGACTGTACCAATTCCACTAAGAGTACTGGATTGTCCTTTTTCCCTGGTAATCGTTGTAGCGGTACCTGGTCTAAGAGACATAATTAGCTACGTGCAGAGGTTAATTCAATTGCACCTGCAGGGTTTAGTGTACCTACACCCATTGCAAGTCTACCGACCATAACATCACCTTGATAAAGAACAGAAACGTCGCCGCCTGTTACTTGTACCTGTGGGCCAACGGCTTCAACAATACCTGCAGCATCTCTTTGATAGATTAAACCACAGTGTGTAGAGAAGTCACCATTGTAACTGTTGTTCTCACCAGATACAGAGTTAACTGTACCAGCTAAGAATGGTAGGTTATTAGAACGCTTGATTGAGATACCAGCAATTTCAACTAGACCTTCACCAGAGTTTAGGTTACCTTGTGAGTTACCATAGTCTCTGTTTAAGATGTTAGATGAGACTTGTGAGACAAGTGCATAATATTGTCTTGGATTCAACACCGCAGTGCGTCCAGTCTTTGGGAGATTTTTTTCGTCAAGAACTGCAGCTGCTTCAAAGAAAGCATCCACTAGTGCTTGTGCGTTGTACTCCTTAGTTGCACCCAATTCAATTTGAGTACCACCTGGTTCTGGTCCTGGAGATGCAGTGATAGGATGAGCTTCCCTTGCAGCTAGTGCAATTGTACGGAAGACTTTCTTATCATATGCTTC